CCAATGTCTAAAAGCTGTTCACAAAAACCAAGGGCTTTTGAAATAGCATCGTTATCTAGGGCAATATATATTTTTTGTACTTTAGATTCTACTAGCTTTTTCATCAAACTAGATTGAATATTTTTACCAAGTAATGGAACTACGTTGCGTTTAATTGCCATAGCATCAAATGGTCCCTCACACAGTATAATAGGTAGATCCCAATTAATAAACAATTCAAACGGTATAATATCGCGAGACGTTTCGGGATTGCGGTACTTGGTGTAAGGATCTTTCTCGAATGATCTCGCGGTGAAATAATTTAATTTACCGGTGTTATCATATGAGGGTATAACAATCATATTAGCATATTGTCCTGAATCGCAATAGCCTATATTGTATTTGAGAATATCTTGTTTGGTAATGTTTCTTTTCTTGAGATAAGCAAAAGCATGTCTTGCTACAATATCTTTGTTGTTGATAAAGGTTTTAAATTCCTTTGGCAATTCAAGTAAAGCATGTTTTACCTCTCCTATATCTTCAGTAGAGACGTTTTTTACAAGTTTGGAAAGTTCTTGAAAATAGGAAGCATCAACTTGTACTTGTTTAAATAAACTTTTTATGGTTTTGCCTTTTTTACCACAAGTCCAACAAGCCCATTTATTGACACCGTCTTTGTTTTCGGTAAAATTGACTTCGAGTTTTGGCTTGTGATGATGACAAAATGGACAAGTGTATGCTTGATTCCCTCGTGCTGTACGTTTGCCTGTGCCTAAGACACCGTTAACTAGATTGACTAACAGTTCATTTACCATAACCTTAAGATACAATATCTTTTTTAGATATCAAAATCTTTTCGGAAAAACTTGCCTAAAATATTATCGTTAAAATATAGATCGGGTTCTTCTAAAACTCTATAAACAAATAATGTTTGTGTTTCATAGTATGTTAAGAGTTTTTTAGTAGGACACATTATCAAAATCTCACGTTTAAAATTTTCTAATGGTTCAGTTTTTTTAAGTTCAAGTAATGTTTTGTTTGAACCCCAATATTTTTTCCAATCAGATTCAGCAATTACCATTTTGTAGGAAGCTCTACGGCCTGCTACACCTTCGTACATTGCAAGTTCCTTTTTGGTTAACTTTACTTTTTTATTGTGGTAAAGTACTTTTTTACCAATATATGATTTGCCTGAGGGTATATGGGTAATCTTATAAATGAACCCAAATGTATTGTTTGGGAATTGAGAAAAGTCCCCAATTTCTTCTTTTTTATATATCCAATTCATGATTTAGAGATCTAGGTTTACTAATATAGAAGTATCAGTAACAGCAGATGTAGGGAGAGGTTGTGCAAGTTTGGCTACAGCTAATAAATTATAGTTGTTGTCATATAGACCTACTGTAGTCACATAAGGTGAAAAATAAGAACCTGTTGCAAAGTCATATAAAACTCCGCTGTTTAAACTTCCTGAAATTAAAGTTGGGTTTTGTGAGAAATTAAATTCATTTTCTCGGAGGGTACATTTGTACTGTGTTTCGTAAATATTAAATGAAGATGAAAATGAACAGGTAACATTTGAACTTGTTATAAAACTATCAATAATATTAGATGTTCCACCACCATACACTGCAGCTCCATAATTTACATATCCGTAACCATCATCTTGACCAGGTGTTCCATCACTAGTAATAATGATTATACCATGCTCATATATTACATCACCATATTTTAATGTACCAGCAACCATATTACCGTTACCATCATCATTTAATACAATAGTACCATTTGAAATAGTTACAGATCCAGGTTTTAAATAATTTCCCCATAAATTAGAGGGAATAGATATTACACCTATTTTTTCATCTGAACCGGTTGGAATGTATCGATCTGCAGGTAATGTAGAAGAAAGATAATTATAATAATTTGGGGTATAGGCAGCACCTGTTATGGTACCATCAGTATTAAATGATGCTGTTGCTGCTGGGGATCCATCATTTCCTAGAATATAGTTTGAATAATAAAGTTCCCTAATTGAACGATAAACTAGAATTTGATCTTGGATGTTGATATAACCCGTAGGATATGAACCAGAAACCCAAAGTGATGCTGTACGATTGTACCCAATGTATCTATCAATTTCTACGTTTGAAGCCGTTAATTCATTTCCTATAAAGGTAAATGATTTGTTTACCTCAAAAGGAGATACAATGACATCAGACGTTATAAATGACTTGAATACACTCATTCATTCTTAGAAATCTAGTTTAACTCGTACGAGTGCTTCTTTTGTAAAATCTTTCAATAATGGACGTGACATTTTAGCAACTGCTAATAAGTCATTACTATCATTATACATTCCTACAGTTGTAATATAAACTTGAGGAGCATTGATAAAGTTACTATAAATTACCTCACCAGTTGAACCTGAAATAAATGATGGGTTTTCTGAGTAATTAAATTCTGAGTTACGTGCTCTAACAAACACGTAATCTGAAGTAACTGTTTCTTGGGAATTTAAAGCAAATGAATCACCTAATACAATTGAACTAAATAAACGTTGATTATTTAAACCATCTGAATTATTTGAACGGCTAGGGGCAACTCTAATAGATTGTGAAATAGCTGCAGGATTTAAAATAATAGTTCCTAATTGAGGAAATACTAAGCCATATGATCCTGAATTTGATACATATCCACTATTTGCTAAATTTCCTGCTGTACCATTTGAACCTGAGATCAATTGGTAAACTTGGGAAGCACCAATAAATTGGTTAACTGGGCTGTCTAAAGAATTGTCTGTTAAGTTAATAAGACCACCTGAACCTGAAAGTTGGAGATTTAATGATCCCGGGAAAAGTGATTGTTTGTAATTTGCACGTTCAATAGAAATAACCCAAAAATTAGATCCTGTTAATACGTTATTTCCTGTTCCAAAAATAAAATTAGCATTTTCATCTTCTAAAATTAATGAACGGTATTGGCCGTAAATTGTTTTAGTATATGAATTATTAGGTACAATTGGATTATATAATGTACTACCACTTCCCAAACTATCAGCATAGGCAATGTCAAATTGTACTTGTGCTGTTGAAATGTTTGATGCAGTTTGATAAACTGCTAAATAATAGTTACCAGATGATCCAGCTGCTTGAACTGAAGATGTGAAAAATTCTGTTAGAGTGGGGGCTCCGGTTGACCAAAGTGTGGAAGTGATTGAATCACTACTTACTACAAAATCTTCAGGATCAAATCTTTTAAACGCCATTGTTTATATTTTAATTAGTTTTGTTAATTGTAACTGGGATAGTTAAACGAGCTCCACTATCTAAACCTACAACTGTTAATGTAGCAGATAATTGAGTGTTTGAACCAAATAATGTATTAACTGTAGTTGCTCTCAAGTTAATTTGAGAACCAATTACTGTTGTAGATACATTTGTTCCAAGTGTAGTAGTTGAAGTAACTGCTGCATTAGCGGCTTCAGCAGCCGGAGTATTAATTCCAATTCCAGTAAATGTGCTAAATAGACGAACATCAGAAATAGTAGCTGAATAACCGCTAGTTTCAAATGTTTGAGTATTACCTAAGTAGTTTAATGTTTGAGGAGTAATTGCAAGTGAAGCTCCTTGTACCAATGAAATTGCAGAATAGCCTAAATCAAGTACAGGTAATTTAGCTGTTCCACGTGGTAGAGTAGCTAATTTATATTTCATGATTTGGGTTTCAATTGGAAATGCTTCAAGTAAAGGCATGTTTTGGATTGCTTCCCCATAAAATGAAGATCCAGATGGATGAGTTGGGTTATACAATGTATAATCAATTTCATCATCTGCTAAAGCAAATTGTGTAATACGGAATGAACCGTCATTTTTTGCTAAAAGTTCTCTACCTTTATTTGTTAGAATCGCATCAACTGTTACGACTTGGTTATTTAAATATCCCATTTGTGTTTTATTATTGGTGTATTATATGTAATAAATATTATGTTATCAACCCTTTCTGCGTGAGATCTAAAATGAATTGGTCAACTGATTTATTTAATTCAGGTACTACATATTCAGGTCTCACAATGTATGGTCCTTGAGAATTAATAGGGGCAAATCCTTCCATTAATATTTGTGAAGCATCATCAACATATCTTCTAATTACAAAATGATCTAAATTAAATATTGATGAAGATGCTGAAACTGGAAGATTAGCATTAAAATGAACTTCAATTGATCCTGTTTGAGTTAAACGCCCAGATCCACTATCAGCAGGGCCAAATACTTTTCCTACTTGATAAACATAAGTTTCATTTCCTTCAAACCTAAATTCATCACCATATTCAATTGACCAAGGTAAAACTACTGGGTTGAAACCTGAACCAGTAATATCGGACATTTTTACCCCGGAATCTCCATATAAATTAACTAATGTATTTTGTGAAGATGTAATTACATATGGGTATGTAGTTTTATTAGGCCATCCCCAAATTGAATTAGCTCCTGAAGATGTTACAGGGGATGTATATATTGGGTATTGGGAAACTTTTAGAAAAGTTGTTGAAGGATCTATTATGGTTATTGGATTACCTAAACTACCAGCATTTTGTCCATTGTTAAAAGAATTATAAACAATAACATAAATTTTATATATTCCTTCTTGAAGTTGACTACTATTTACTGTGTTTATATAATAAACATTACTATTATTATCATTTTGAAGTAATTGGGAATCAATTAATGTATTTGTAGTAGTATTGTAAAGTAATACTTTTATATCAGTGTTAGGTACTGGGGTTAAAATGGATGGACCTGCGAGAGCAAATAATGTTGCAATATTCAATTTAGCAGTAAAAGTTAAATCGACACCATCTTGAATAGTAATAGTATTAACCTGGTATCCGTTTGAACTTAAGAATGAATTACCATATGTAGCAGAATCAAACGTTACTAATGTTTCTGTGTTAAAAGATACAGATTGTTGAGTTGATTTTTTAAATTCAGCTAAGTAATTTCCTACTGCTCCTACAGTTGAAGGTATTATATCTTCAAAACTCATAGTTGTATTCCAAGTTGTGTTTGGAGCTTGACCGTATTGAGTATATAAAACTGGTTCAATACGAGTACCACCACGTATTACTTTTCTAGATTGTTGGGGTTGTCCTGCGGAAATCGTTTTAGTTGTAATTGAAATATTTTCTCCGGATTCAAATACTCCTTTAATATCAGCTAATGAATTTTCAGATGTATTTGGAATAATTACTGTACCATCTGATTTAATTAGGTATTGAACATGGATGGCGGATGCATTTTCTCTTTCAGGTGGCCATCCTCCAATCCAATCACAATACGCAACCATATTTTTTAAACTTTCTACAGTTGGAAGTTTACCATATGTTCCTGTATCTCCAGGAGTCCAATAATTTAAATGTTGTGAAGTTGATTTACTACCTTCATAACGTGGTATAATAACACGTTTTGAAGTATAATTAGAATCTTGAACCGCTGCTTTTAAAGCACTACCACTAATTAAAAGATCAAAATTTGTTGGAGTATAAATGCCTGTTGAGTAATCAACATCTTGGAATTTAGCACTTAGTCTATCACCTTCTGTGTTATTAATTAAAGGATTATAATCACTATTATAATAGTTTGGTGTAGTAATATATGGTTCAATTATAATAGGATCATTTTCTGCTGAGGATGAAACTATATAAGGAGTAATATTAAATTGAAAATCCGATAATGAAAAATCATTAGCCCCAATTGTAGCTTGAGCACTAACAGCATTATTAGCTAGTAAATATAACGAACCAGTAATTGTTCTAGTTGCAGGAGATGTAGAATATAAAAATGTTTTAGATTGATCCCAAACAATTAATTCAACTGAAGTAGTTCCTGTTGTACTCTGACCTGTTAAACTAGCTGTAAAGTCTAATCGGATATTAGGGGTTTGAGTATAAGTTATAAATCCACTAGAAGAAGAATATAAATTAATAGGATTGATACTTGCAGTATATTTTAAAGCATAGTCATTACCTGAAAATAATGTTTGAGAATTAGTTATTGATCCTGAAATTCTATAGTCTTTGATATAATCATCGACTGTATTACTTCCTAAATTATTTACTTCATATAAATAATATGTTGGATATTCGTTTATTGTCAAGACATTCATAGTTGAATAACTTGAAAAAGTTGAATATTTTATAAGTAATTGAGAAATTTGCCCTAATGGAATAGTATTGTCAACCCCATTATTGTCAATTTTATGAATTTTAACTAATGAAGGACCTGTATTGTTTGTAACTAAATTTCTCCAAGGGCGTAAAAGTAAAATTTCACCTTGATTAGGTACAGTTACTGGGTTTAAGAATTGTTGTTGGCCAAATAATGAATCTGATCCAAATCCATAATTTTGAGGACTATATCTTACAGGGGTATAATCAAATGATAAATTTTCAAGCGGGTATGCTTGAGCTAAACTTTGAGTAGTTACAACTAAAACAGAACCACTAAATTCACCATCATAAAATTCATCTTGACTATTGTGTAATATCGTTACTGAACCTGAGGGTGTAATTAGGGTTTCATACCAACTTTGAGAAGTATTAGTTACAACATTAAACACATTCATAGTCCCTCCAGCACCACCACTAAAGTTTTCTACGGTTCCAGGTTGATAATCATTCCATTGTGGGGCTACGGTACCAGATACTTCAATGTTTTGAAAAACAAGAGGGATATTATTAACCGAACCACTTGAAGCATATGCTATTGTAGAGTTTATATTTGTTTGTGGTTGTGGGTATTTATTTCTTTCTAAAAGTGTTTGTTTAATAACAACACCCGAAGCAAGACTTGTACGTGCAGGTACAAAATCTTTTATCATTTTGAATAATGAATTATCAAAAAACTTAATTAAACGAATATAGTCGTTTAAATCATAGTTTGAAGTATATTTTTCAAAATACTCATTGCGTAAAGCATCTAAATCAGGATATGAAGTAGCTGAGGAAGAACGTTGTCTTGGGTCTCCAATAAATTCACCTATGTTAAAATATCCGATTTGGGATATAATATCTTCATTAATTTCATCTTGTGGTGCAAATGCTACCTCAAGTAAATTTGTATTTGCAGTGTAGCTTTGACTAGCAGCTACATTTTGAGATAATGATCTAAATGGTGATAATGTATTACCAGAAGGTATAACATTATCTTCTAAACGTATTTTATCAGATATAGCGTTTTTAATACCAACTACAGGTTGATCTAAAAAGAAATATTCTGTATTAGGTACAAAACTTGACGTGTTACTAATAAAAAAATTATTACCTGTAGAAAAAGATGATGTTGCGGTCCAAGAACCTGTTACTTTAGGGTGAATTGATTTAGAACCAGTATATAATTCTCCACCTAAAGAAGCTCTAAAAATTAATTGGTCTGGGGAAGAGTTTAATGAGTTTCCTTCAATTGAAGAAGGATTCATTATGTAATCCTTAAATATACTTTCACTTAATATAGTGTTAAAATATCTAATTTCTTGATAAGAACCACTAAACATCTTACCAAAAGAAGAATTAGTAGTAGAGGGAAAATAACTAGCAGTACCTGAATCCCAAGGGACTTCATTTGTACTTACTGAGGAAGAAGCATAAAATCCTAATTGGGTTCCATTATCACCCCCATCATAGATATTATTTCCAGCATATAAGTTAAATATATAAGTTCCTTCATAACCAGTAGCCATTACACTCCACCAATCACCATTAAAGAAAGGTAAATATACACTTGCTGAAACTGAAGGTGTTGATGTGTCTGGAATAAAGTCTAGATGAGCATATTCATTGTATGGGTTTGGGATTGAGCCTGAATAGGAACCACTTGTGTATCCCGAGCCAGTGTATCTTAAACGAATAGTTACTCCTTGATCAGTTGTCCATAAACTTTGAGAGTAATACCCCGTATTTGTGGGAATACCTTGGGTTTTAAATCTAAATTGTATTGTTTTAGGAATATTGTCTGATGGGTTCCAGGCTGAATTGGCTAACCAAGAAGAAGATACATAATTTGTTCCTTGAGTATTATAAGCATAATTAAATACATTTTGCCAATCGTCCCAATCGTTTGTGTTTGATTTATCTTTACCTCCGAATTCATTAATTCTTAATACAGTATCAGGAATACCATATGAAGTGATTAAAGTGCGCAGACCAGGTAATGTACCTTTTGCCTTCAATAGGTATGGTAAATTATGATAAATTCGTTTATATAACGACTTATTTACATCGTCTAACGGTATATAATCGTTAGAAGCAGATATTAATGTATTAATATACTCAAATCCACTAGGGGTTGGAAGTGAATCTGTAATATTTGGGAATGGGAATAAACCACCTTGAGGAGTTAAACCTAAAAATGCAGTATATAAATCGTCGTTTGAAAAATTATTTTGATATAATTTAATCCCAAAATCACGAATAGCATCTGCTACTATATCTTTTGAAATACCGTATTCTAAACGATTATCAGCATTGTATTTTTGAGTAACATCTTTATAATAAACCCAAATATTATCATAAAATTGGCCCACCATTTCAACAAATATTTGATATGGTTGGTTTTGAGGATCTTCTCTTAAATATTCTGGGATTGAGTAGTAAAGATTATTTGGATTAGTATTATCATAATTAGAGGCTGATAGGATAATTCCTCCATAGTTGGGATTATTTTCATCAGCACTACCAAACCAATTTATTACGATAGCACTACCTGTTGTAGCTAATTGATAAGGGGGTTGTGATGTTGTTTTTGGCCAAGCCCATGAACCACTAGAATAATATAAGTAATATTCGTAATCATCAAAATTAGTTATAATATTACTAGTTAATGATTCATATACTGCTATACTAGCACTTGGATTATTATTGATAGTATTATTTAAAATAGCAATAGAAGACGAGTAGTCTTCTAATAAACTTATTTTATAATAAAAATTTTCTAAACGAGCTTCAACAGAACTAAAATGAACAAAATCATTAAAATCTGTATGGTCTATGTTTATATCAAGTCCTTTTTCCTCAAGTAAACTTTTTAACTGATTTTGGGAACTAGTTAATGCAGTTGTAGTTAAAGTAGTATAATCTAAAGATACTGTTGAGTTATTTATTTTATCTTTTAGGTCTAAATTAAAATTAGGGCCACTTAAAGAAACAGTATCTGTTATTACAATTGGAATATCTTCAAAAGTAACTTTATATGCTATTGATTCTTCAACTAAAGTTACAATCCATAAAGTAGAATTAACATCAAAATCTTCAGATAACGCCTCATATAATTTAATTAATATAGTTGGGTTAGTAGGATCTTGATTATCTAATTGAATATTATTAGCGATAGCTAATTGATTTTCTCCAAAATTAAGATAAAAGTCTAGAAAATATGGACTATCTTCTCTTTGTTGGATTAAAGAATTAGCTTGCTCAACTATATCTAAATCGGTTAATGAAGTACTATCTAAACGAATTTCAGTACGATCAGATGAAATTTCAACAATATAAAGTTGTTGAAGTTCTGAACCAATTTGTTTATTGAAAAAGTTAAAATATGTAATATATTCACCTTGGTCATATCCACTATCTAAAAGAGACTTTTCAGGATCAATTATAATTTGAGAAATAGTATTATTTGACCCAGCAGATTGTCCATCGGCTAAAACAGTGTATTGGGTAAAATTATAATCTGTAGATAATAAGTTTTGATTATTATCATAGATAAAATATTCAATATAACTACTTGAAGATAAAGAGGTATTTACTTCAAAAGTAGAAATCAAATTTGCATCTTGACCTCCATAAGTTTGTGAAGTAAAATCTTGTGTATCTATTTGTACAATTTCTGCTGCCATTATTGTGGATTAGCTAATGTTGTTCCTGTTTGTAATTCTACTACTTGTCTTTGTGCATCAAGTAAATCTGTTCTTAATTGAGCAATTTCAGCTTGTAAAGCAGCTATTTCTTCTTGGTTTGCCTCAAAATTAATATATTCACTACTTGTTTTAATCAAATATTCATGTGAATTAGTTTCACCTAATTCGGGTATATTATAAAAAAGCTCATTGTAAAGGGCAAAGAACTCTTCAGTGGTAGGTTGTTCTGCTATCCTTTCTTGAATAGTTTGAACACCCAATTCTTTAAAAGACGTATCTATAACTTTAGTATACTGTCTTTTATCATATACTTGTTTTTGTAAGTTTATGCTTTCACTCATCCGTTAATAACTTTAATTT